TCGGCGGCGATCCTTGTGGATACCGGCGTCCCGGGCTCAACGATCCGGTGGAAGATCCGGGACAACTTTTTTTCCCGTTCGTTGAAAGCCGGGCAGGGTGTCACGATCGGCGCGGCGGGTACGCTCGGATATATCGATTTCGGCATGGGGCGATCGGCGTCGGCGCCACCGGGCAACGTCTGGATCGAAGTCTACGCGCAAGACGCAAACGGCCTGGCGACCGGATCGATCCTGGCGACGTCCAACACGCGGCCGACAACGGACGTGTCAACGAACGCCGCTTCTCCTTTGTTGCGGTTCACGTTTTCCGGCGGCGATCAGATCAGCCTAGCAAATGGGCAAAAGATCGTTGCCGTCGTCAACGGCGATTGGAGCGTGCTACACGGCGGGTGGGTTGCTGTTCGATGGATGGCCGGCGGCGCCGGCCATGGCGACTTTTACGCGCCCGGCGTTTTCCAGATCTACGGATCCGGGATCGCGCTCGATAATCAAAACTACCCGATGCAAGAGGACTACATGACGATCCCGACGGCGGGCACGGGCGGCACCTTCGTCGTCTGGGTTGCGCCGCGATTCATTGCCGGTTTCCAATACAACAGTGAAGATTTTGCGGGCCCGTTGCAAACGTATATCACCGGCGGGAGCTATGTTCAGGGAGATCCCTTTTGCGTCCAGATCTTTCGGAACAATCTGTTTTTCCCGGCGGGCGATGCGACGCGGCGGATCGCGCAAGTCGGCAACGCGACCTACACGACGCCGACCCGCCTGATCGTTGAATGGCGAACGCGCCGACGTCATGTGATATAGATCGTTCGGGCGTGAGCTCGACGCGAAAGGTGTAGCGATGAGCGTTAAAATGGTTCCGGTCCCCGAGGCCGAACACAAGTCAAAGCCGGACGCCGGCCTAGTCGTTTCGAGACAGCGCGACGACTTCGAGATCGAGACAGGGCGGATCAGGATCACCCCCGAGAAAATGGGGCGGATCCTTCGTAACGCCGACGTCGGCGATACTGAATTACTCTACGAAATGTTCTCGGCGGTCGAGGAAGATCCCCACGTTCACGCCGTACTGAGCAAGCGGCGTCGAGCGGTGACCGCTCGCAAGTTGGTGATCACGACGCCGGAAGCGTTGGAGGGGAACGCCCAAGCGGAACGCTCGACGGAGCTTTGCCGGGAGTTGATCCTCGGGAAAGACGGCGCCGGCGGGATCCCTGATCTATCCCAAGTGCTACACGACTTGACCGACGCGATCGGCAAGGCCTTTGCGCTGTCCCAGATCGTTTGGTCGGTCAATACGCCCGGCTTTGTCGCGGTCCCCGTCGAGATCAATCGTTGGCCGCAGAACGTGACGATCATCGGTGACCCTTTCACTTTCCGATCGGAGGATCCGCGGTTCGAGGATATCAGGATCTTGACCGACGACGCCCCGGTTCAAGGCGAATTACTCGAACCCGATCAATGGATCCAGCATGTTCAAAAGGCGAGGTCGGCGCCGCTACACCGGGCCGCGCTACTCCGCATGGTTTCTTGGTGGTATATGTTCAAGCATTCGAGCGCTCGCGATTGGGCTATCGCCGTTGAGCGCTACGGAATGCCGATGAGACTGGGCAAGTATCCGCCCGCCGCCGGCGACGACGAGCGCTCGGCGCTGAAAAAGGCGGTTATCGAACTCGGCCGCGACGCCGCGGGGATCATGCCCGAGGGTTCCGAGATCGAGCTAATCGAAACCAAGCTCGCCGGCGTGGCGCCTCATGAAACATTCGCGAGGTATTGCGACGAACAGATCAGCAAAGCGATCCTCGGCAACACGTTGACAACCGAGGCAACCGCCCGAGGCGCCCGCGCGCTCGGCGAGGTACACGCTACCGGGGAGCAAGCGCTCGCCGACGACGACTCGAAAGCGCTAGCGCTCACTATTCGCCGCGACTTGTGCGGGCCGATCGTCCGATTCAACGTCGGACCCGACGCGCCGGTTCCCGATGTTCGGCTTGACGCCGACAAGCTAGAGGATCTGAACTTGCGCGCCGAGCGGGATACCAAGCTAGTCAAGGCCGGGCTACCCGTCCCCGTGTCGTATTTCTATGAGACATATGGGATCCCCGCGCCCGCGCCGGACGATGAACTAGTATCCGTCCCGACGCCGCCGAGCCCGTTCGGAGGGGCGCCCGAGCCCGAGCCCGAGCCCGGCGACGAAAGGCGGGCTAGCCGTCGCCCTTTCGCCCTAGCCGATAGCGTCGCGCGAGGCGACCGGATCGCCGTCGCTATGGCGTCCGACCTCGCGAGCATATACCGCAAGCAACTCGACGCGGCGTCGTCCGGGTTCGCTTCGGGGCTATCAGCAACGCCAACCATGCCGGAGATCCGCCGCGCCCTCGCGGCCATCGAAAAGAAACTCGCCAAGCGGCCGACGGCGTCGAGCATAAGGATCGCCGAGGATGCTTTGTCCGAGCTTGCCTTTTTGTCGGCCGGCAACGTGTCGCAACTCGCGGCCGGCTTTTTCAGGCGACTATCCAAACGGGTTCGGGAAATCGTCCAGAAAATGACTGGCAACACGATCGGCTGGATCACGTCGCTTTGGCCGAACTCGCTCGGGCCTGTCGTCGAGGCGAGCATAGCCCAAGCGATCAAGGATACGCCGCTACCGAAGATCAAGGTCACGCAACTATTCCGCGGATACCTCGACGGAACCGAGCCGACCGTTGCTGTCCCCGAAACGTGGGCGGGCACGCCCGAGAACTATCACACAATGCTAACCGAGACGGTGCGGAACAGGACCGAAAACGCCACGGCGATAACAGAGATCGACGAGGCGGGTTGGAAGTATTATCGGATCCAAGCGGTGATCGACGACCGGACCTCGGATCAATGTCGCGAGTTGCACGGGACGGTGTTCAAGGTGTCGGACGGCCTCAAACACGTCAAGAAAACGACCGACGCCAAGACGACCGACGCCCTCAAAGAAGTAGCCCCATGGCGCACCGTCGAGGATATCCGCTCGATCGGCTCGGGCGGCGCGGCGGCGCTAGCGCGGGCCGGGTTAGCCTCGCCGCCCTACCATGCCAACTGCCGAACGATCGTGGTCGAGGCCGGCGGGCCTTGACTTGACCGCCTGATCGGGTGATAGATCCACAATGAGAATCGAGACGATCGAAGCGATCAAGCGGCTTTTTGACGAACACCGCGGCGATCTCCGCGTGCTCGATTTCCCGATCTCGGCGGCCGACTTCACGCCGCCGGTCGAAGGCGACGCGATCCCTGTCAACGCCGCATGGCACACCGTCGCGATCTCCGGTTCGTGGGATGGCCATTTCATGGGCGCTTTCAGCGTCAATAAAGCCAAGCTCGAACAAATGCGAGACAACTTCGACGCGACAAAGACTGACCTCGTCGTGGATTACGAGCATAACAGTCTGAATCCCATCGCGGGCGAGAGTCCGGCCGCCGGTTGGATCTCGGCAATGGTCGTCGAAGATTCCGACGAGCACGGCGCCCGATTGCGCGCTCGCGTCAAGTGGACCGATCGCGCCGCCGCCATGATCCGCGCCGACGAATACCGGCATGTAAGCCCGACGATCATTTTCAATAGTCGGGACCGCAAGACCGGCGCCGATACGGGCTCGGCGTTGCATTCCGTCGCGCTGACAAATACACCTTTTCTTGACGATCTCCCCGAGATCCGTCTAAATAGTTTCCGACCAAACGCCGGCAACGGCGATCCCTCGGAGGGCGAAACCATGGATCCGAAAAAATACGCGGCGCTTTGCGTCAAAATGGGGTTGACCGTCGAAGCATCGGCCGACGATCTGATCGCCGCCGCCGACGCCGTGCGCGAGGAAAACGGATCCCTCCGGCGGATCTGCGAATCGGTCGGCGTGGCGCCTGATGATCCGATGAAAGCCGAGGGCGTGATCCTCGCGCTCGTCGGTCGTGTCGAGGTCGCCGAGGCCGCCGAGGCCGCCGCCATCGTCGCCGCCGCCGGCGCCGACGCCGAGGCGCGTTTCATCCGCGCCGAGGGCGCGGGCTTTGTGGACGCCACGAACGACGCTTTCGTGCGCTCGCTCGCGACCGACAACCCCGAGGGGTTCGAGGCGTGGTTTGCGGTCGCGCGGCCGATCGTGCCGCTCGATTCCAAACGCCCCAAGGGCTCGACGCGACCGGCGCCCGAGTCGAGTGGCGATCCGAAGATCGACGCCGAGATCGCGAAAATGTCGGACGCCGATCGCGCGACCGCCGAAATGCTCGGCTTGTCAGCGAAGGACTTCGTCCGCCACAACATGATCTGAACGCTCGCGCAACCCGCGACCGGATAGGAGATCGAGCCAATGACCGCGCTAGCTGCTGACCGAAAAACCTCGATGAAAGAGGGCGAACTCGTCGCCATTCCCGTTGCCGCCGCGACCACGATCTACCTCGGCGGGCTCGTGATGATCAACGCCGCGGGCAACGCGATCCCGGCGGCCGACGCCGCGTCGTCGAAGTTCGCCGGCGTGGCGCAAGACTCGATCGACAACTCCGCGGGCGCCGCGGGCGATCTGTCGGTCCAGGTTCGCAAGACCGGCGTTCACTCGTTCGTGGCGGCCGGGCTCGCCTTGACCGACCTCGGCGCCAAGGTGTTCGTCGCCGACGATCAAACCGTCGATCTGACCGGTGGAACGAATTTCGTCTTTTGTGGGCGGATCGACGTGTTCACGGTCGCGACCGTGGCGCACGTCGATATCTCGACCGGCGCGTTTGCCCGGACGCATGGCGTCGGCCAGATCCAATCGCCTGACGGCTCAGACCTCGCCACTACGCAAACGCTCGCGAATGAAATCAAGGCGGCGCTAAACCTCTAAAGGGATCGCGCCCTCGCGCGTTGAAAGGATCGATCAATGTCGGTTGCAGGACTCCGAGCACAGCTAGTCAACGCGAACCGGGGCTACCGCGCCCTGTTCTTTCAGGCGTTGGAAACCAACGCGGCGATCTACGATCCGATCATCAACGCGATTGCCGAGCGCGTCCCCTCGATGTCAAGCGACGAGTCGCATTCGTTCAGCCACGCGATCCCCTCAATGGAGGAGTGGATCGACGAGCGCCCGATCTCGCGCCTCGGCGTGGACGGGTTCACGATCCCCAACCGGAGCTATGCCAACGGGATCGAGATCGACCGCGACCACTTGGCCGACGACAAGCTCGGGATCTTCGCTCCCCGGATCCGCGGGCTCGCCGAGGCCGCCGCCCGGCACAAAATGAACCTGATCCGCGATCTGTTGAACAACGGCGATTCCGCGGTCGGGTATGATGCGGTGAACTTTTTCGCCACGACTCACCCGCGCGATTCCGGTGGAACGCAGAGTAACCTGCTGACAACGGCCGCGCTCGATGACGCGAACTACGAGGCGGCGGTTCAGCAACTCGAAGGCCTTACCGACGAGGTCGGCGAACCCCTCGCGGTCGAGGCCACGCACCTGATCGTCCCGACGAACCTCCGGCACACGGCCGCCAAGATCCTGAACGCGTCCACTCTCGCGAGTGGCGCAACGAACATCAACGCGGGCACCGCGTCTTTGCTCGTCGTCAAGGGTCTGACCGCCAGCAATTGGTTTGTGGCCGACTTGGGTAAGTCACTCAAGCCGATCATTTTTCAAGATCGCCAGGCCGTTCAGTTTATCGGGCAGGACAACCCGACCGATGAACAGATGTTCAATAGGAAGAAATTTCGCTTCGGTTCGGACTACCGCGGCGCGATGGGATACGCGTTCTGGCAAACCATCGTTCAGTCTCAAGCCTAACACCGGCTGACAGGGTTTCTGTAAAGGCCGCGCGTTGACTCTCCCCCGAGGTTGGCGCGCGGCCTTTCTTTTCGTGCTACGGTAGGCCATGCCGAATTACGCAACGCACGCAAACCTCGTCGAGCGCGTCGGCGCGGTGATCCTGATCCAGTGTACCGACGACGAGCAAGCGGTGACCGACGAGGATGGCGGGATCGTCGCGGCCATCGTTGACAATGCCGCCGTGGGAACGCGCCTCGACGCCGCGATCGACGACGCCGAGCAAATGATCAACGCGTATCTCCGAAAACAGAAACTGTTGACGGGGATCGCGGCGAGCGTTCCGCCCCTCGTCAAGTGGTTGACTTGCACGCTCGGGATCTACAGCGTACACGAGCGCCGCGCCTCGACGCTAGAGATCCCGCCCGACGTGCGACGGCGCAAAGATGACGCCATGAAAATGCTTGAACAGATCGCAAAGGGTCTGATCACTCTCGGCGTCGAGCCGGTACCGACCAAGGGCGGGCAAGTGGTCGCCGAGGCCGACGGCCCCGATCGAACGTACACCGTTGACACGCTCGCGGATTTCTAATGGCCTCGCGTTTCAAGATCGAGTTTCAGACGAAAGCGCTACTCCGTAAATTGCGCGCCGCGCGCCGTCGTTCCAAGAATCAAAAGCCGGCCTGGAACAAAGCCGGTAATCTAATGCTCAAGTCGGTAGACGCGACATTCGCAGCCGAGGGTCGCCCGCACCGTTGGGTTCCTTGGGCGCCCTCGACCGCGGCGCGGCGGGCCGCATTGTTCGGCGGCAAGATCTTGAACGAGTTCGGATCAATGGAGGCCTCGATCGGCTATGCGGCCGGGCCGACCTATGTGGACGTCGGAACGCAAGGGATCGTTTATGCGGCCACTCATCAGGTCGGACGCGAGCCCGTCCCGGCGCGCCCGTTCTTGGTAGTACAAACCGAAGATGAGATCGCGATTGCAAACTTGATCGCCGATTTCATAACGGAACCATTGAGGC